CAACACTTGGTTGTCCTGAGTCTCCTTTTGCGCAAAAGTCTTTCACGGCGCGTATGGATGTGGTCCTTGATCATGGTGTGTCTCTTTATAGGGAAGATGACATTCTTGTTGGTGCTAAGGACCTGTATGCCGCCCAAGTTAAGACACATGTGAATGTGCGTGCAAATCGTGATTGGTCTCTTTTCCAACCGGGTGCTAAGGGTTCTTGTGTTAATTCCATTAATTGTGATCTTTGGAAATTTTCACGTTCTAAGGGTGGTCTCACTGTCTCTTTGCCTTGTCATGATGCGAAACAGGTTAAGGGGATTTATCCCCATAGACCTGGGATGAAGCCCATGTTGCCATCCATGCAAGGTCCTTGCCAGTGGCATTTTGTCCCTTCATTATTTCATTTAGGTTGTGTTCCCTGGTATGGTCCAGAGATGCACGAATTGTGTGATGAAATTATAGTTGGAATGGTTGGTCCTGGTGTTCCTTCGGATGATTCAGTTAGTGTCGCGTCTACTTGTTTGGATATTGAGATAGCGAAGACTATGGTTAATTCCCAGATTCCTTATGATATCATAAAGAAGGCTGGGAAGTACTATATGGACGAAGTTCTTCGCTCACTCAATCGTTCACTTAAGAAGGTTGATAGGGCCCATGTTGATCGTTGTTGTAGAGCAACATCTAGTGATTCTTATTATGGGATATATGATATTGATGGCTCTACTATTGTTGCTGGCTTTGACAATACTACAAGTTTTGGGTCTAATCACAAACCTCTCACTGGGTCTAAAAAGTCTGATGTTGTTGTGAAAGGGGATAATGAGCTTTTCGTTTATGATGGATCCAAACCCTCTTGGTTAGCTAATGAGGGTGTCGCTTATACTTTTGCTACCGGGCGTGTTCCTCAGTTTCAATACCTTTCGTGTTTTGCTAAGGATGAGTGTTATCCGGTTACATCTTCTCGCTTGAAGAATTTTGATTTGAAGTCTGATGATAGTGATGCTTTTTTCCAGCACCTTTATGGTATATCACCTGACCATGATTTTTTCAAGATTGACCAGGGTGATGATGCTTCTTATAGGGCTTTCTTCCATTCTAATCCTGATTTTTCTGTGAAAATCAAGAGCAGACTTGTTAGCGTCTTACCTGGTGGTGTGAATTTGGCTTTCAGAACCTTTTTTATGCCTCTGATGTATTTAGTTGCTGAGTGTCCCATTCAGTTTGATATGGTTGCTGGTCTTGACATGTCAAGTGGCCACTTTGAGCAATCGACCATGGAGATTCTTAAAGCCTGTTGGGATCAA